TCAAAACTGACAACGATGAAAGTTGCTTGCCCTGATTGCGGAAGCGAGATGCTCAAGCGTCCCGATGATTTCGACTTTGATACAAATTTTGTTGGCGTCAGTTGTGCCAACTGTGGTCGAGAAATCACTAAGGACGATGTCGTTAAGCAAGGGACGGATGTTGTCAAAAAGCAGGTTGACGACATCCTCAGGGATGCCTTCAAGGGAACGGGCTGGAAGCTCAAGTAACCCCAGTAGTTCCTCGACCTGATTGATTACCTCCGTGGCGTCTATTTCGAGTTCAATAGGCGCCACCTTTACCTTACTCATCTCACCCTCATTGCCTTGTCGCCGGCCAGCGGAACGTTTAAACCTACTGCGCGTTGATCTCCCACCTCATCCGGTGATTCGTATGCCGCCGGCAGCTACTTCGTGGGCGTCCTGCCTGGGTGGTTCGTGGTGCGTCTTAGAGATTAACATTAAATCACTGGTTTATATTTGTGTCAATGGTGGGTTTACGCGCGGAGTAAATCATAGGTTTGCATACGTGTTTTTTGAGAGATGGTCGGTGAATCGCAGGCAAAAAAAACCCGACACAATGGCCGGGAGTGGTGAAATTGAGACAAAGTTTTGAAGCGATAGGAAATTTAAGATGTTTATATAAAATCTAGCACAGTGGCTGGATTGCTATAAAAGTAGGGTTAATGATTAGCGACCCCGCGAAATATTATCAACGGTGTAATCCCGAATGAACCTAACGGGCGCCCCATTAGACCTCTCATCATCAATAACATAGGTTCCATTCCGCGCTTTAATTCATTTGTAACATCGGGGTATGGCGCATCAGGATTATCGACCTTATTATCATCAGCGTACGCATCGACGATGCAAAGAATATACCACTCCCCTGGTATAAATGGTCCGTATTTTAATGATACATCACTTAGTGTAGTTGTTAAGTTAGATGGTTCGACAGACATCCAGCTTAGATTTCCAAAAGAATCGGCAAAATCAATGTGTGTAGTTGGAGGCAGTATTTTTACCATTTCCTCGGCATTTTCAAGACCCGCAATCTCTTGTTTTAAAGTGTTTTTTTCTTGATTATTCTTTGCCGATTTCAACTCGTTTAACTTAATTTTTTTTATTATTGGCATGCAAAGATGAACCATCTGGGCATCAAATATTTTCATCATGCCTTTAATTAATACTATATCTCCAAGTTTAGCTTCATGAAGGTTTGTTTTAATTCTGTTGGTCTCTGAAAGCTTATCCAAAAGGTTTAATGGAAGACTCCATGAAGAATCGAAAACTTGTTCCTGTCCACGCGCCGATGCTTCAGCAGCATTGGTTCGTGCTCCAATTAGAGGTAGTCCAGCTTTTAATTCTTTAAGACCATTTTCAGATTCATGTGATGTTTTTTTTACTGAGTTCAAAACACCTGCAGGAAATAATTGAGCAGTTAAAGCACTCACTCGTTCCTTGTCAAAGTAAAAATAATCAAATAGTGAATCGATGTTTTGTGAGTCTTGAGCCATCACGATGTTCCTCTTTGATTTTAGTTCTTTCCTCAGCAATTTTTTGTTGCTGTTCCTCTATCTCGTCATAAATCTGCTGCAACTCATCCACGCCTGCTTTTGGTGGATCATTTTTGAGTTGTTTTAATAGCTTACGAATCATGACTTTTCTCCCAGAGAACACTTGGTTAAATTATGTTCTCTTCAGTCTTCAAATTCAACTTGACTCACAATTTTTCCTTCGTATTGTTCCACCAACACATCTTGGGCACTAACCTGCTTCACTTTATCGAACCAACTACAAAGAAAGGACCGGAAAAAACTAAGTAGATTGGTATAAATTGATTTATAGCTTACTAAACATCATCTTTTTTGATACGTCGCCCCATATACTTAGCGTACAGCACGTCGAGTTCCTTAAGGCGCAGAGAGACGATCCGAAGCATGTTCTGTTGTTCTTCTTCTGGCAATTGGCGATAGAGCTCCAGTAGGCGCTGTTCGTCTGGCTTGAGTCCGTCTTTTTCGCCAACGTCTTCACCGAGTAGCCATGCAACAGAAATACCAACAGCGTCAGCTATTGCTAGTGCTGATTTTTTACTAATCACGCCTTTTTTGAACCAGCCGTTTACGGCCTGAGGGGTGACTCCAGCTATACGTGCCATGTCTGCTTTAGTAACGCCGCGATCAGTGATCTCGGTAAGGCGCTCTACCAGAACGAGGTTGGGTTCTTCTTTTCTCATAAAATCATTGTAAATATTTGGTTTATACATGCAATAAACCTATTCTTTGCATATAATATAAATCTGTGGTTTACTTCTGTTGTTGTTTAACAGGAGAAACATATGTCCGCACTAGATAAAGCAATAAAAGCCGCTGGTTCAGCTAGGAAACTAAGTGTCGCGCTTGGCGTAACGAGTATGTCCGTTAGTCACTGGAAGAATCGGAATCATGGGATCGTCCCGCCAAGCTATATCTTCCCAATTTTCAAAATAACAGGTGTCACTCCCCACGAATTGCGCCCAGATCTCTATCCAAATCCAACAGACGGCCTGCCGAAACAGGAAGGTTGACCATGCAAATCATGTCCTTTCAACAAAATACCGGATTCAAGACCGGCGCTTTGATAAAGCGAAATCAGCCGATAGTCGCAGAGCACGACAACATTCGCTCAGCCGTTCGCGCCTGGGCTGCAGCTGCTGGGCAGGATGTTGTATCTGCGTACATCGTCGAGGAATGGCGACAGCAGGGCGGCGAGGAGATCGCGTTTCCTGATGACATCAGCCGTGCCCGACAGAAGCTTTTTCGCTACCTGGACAACCCGGCCGAGTCTGAGCGCTATCGCGAGTACGTTCGCCTTCTTACACCGGCGATCATGGCCGTTCTTCCTCTGGAATACCGACACCGCCTATTGCCCGAAGAGAGTTTTATGTCCCGACTGGCTCGTCTGGAGAAAGAAACCAGCGAAGCGAAGGTTGCCGTTGTTATGGGGGCACCACGCCATCAGAAGTTGAAAGAACTGAGCGAGGGAATAGTCGAGATGTTCCGAATAGATCCGGAGTTAACAGTGCCACTGATGGCCATTGTCACTTCAATGCTGGGGGTGACGTGATGCTGGAGTTCAGAAAGGTGAAAGCCGCGGTGCTGCAACACCTACGGCTTTCGTTGCGAATTAACTGGATAAATTCACAGGGGAAATTATGAACACGAACCAACTGAATATCAATAACGAGGGCGCCCATGGCTAAAAATTCTATCGACGCTTATGGCGCCAGCGGCAAAAGCAATGTTCTGTTTTTCGAACCGGAAAGTTTGCATCTGGTTACCGATACAACACACCCGCTGTACGACGAACGAGTACACCTACCGCTTAATGAAGCTGTGATCCTCAACATCATGGAGCTTGGGGTACTCGAACCGATTATCGTGTGGAAGGACCCAGAGACAGGGAAAACCTGCGTGGTGGCAGGTCGGCAGCGCGTAAAGAACGCTAAGGAAGCAAACGCCAGGAGAAAGCGGGCAGGGCTGGAACCCTGGACGGTACCCGGTATAGCTAAGCGCGGCTCAGCAATTCAAATGGCCAAATACATGGTCAGCGAAAACGAGATAACGCAACCAGATACCCCACTGGGCCGGGCCAAAAAAATGGTTCAGCAGATGGAATACGGTCATGACGAAAATGACATTGCCCTGCTTTTTGGCTGCAGCGTAAAAACGGTTCAGGCAACCGTGGCTCTACTGGATGCGACGCAGGCCGTCCAGGCGGCGGTTGAGGCTGGAAAAGTCACTGTCACTCAAGCGCGTCAGCTGGTCGATATGCCACCGGAAAAGCAACGGGAAACTGTCAAACAGTTAGAGGCAGCGGCAGAGGGTGTAACTGGCCACGAGAAAGCTCGCCGCCAGCGCGCTGTCCTCGGCAACACAAAGCCTCGTCTCAAATCCCGTAAGGAAATCACCCAGCAACTTCAAACCGCCAGCGGCGAATACGCAGCGGCTTTGCGGTGGGTGCTTGGTGATGAAAATACACCAGTTTAAGCAACAACGGGGTCTCTATGCGTGATTACGGCAAGGTGCATACATCATTTTGGATAAGCGATGGAATGCGCCGGGTATCGGATGATGCCAGGTTGCTGGCGCTGTATCTGCTCACAGGGCAACACACGAACATGATCGGATGCTTCAGGCTGCCTGATGGATATGTTTCGGAAGACTTAGCCTGGACTCCTGAAAGGGTTTCGAAAGGGTTTGATGAGCTATCGGCTAACGGTTTCGCAACGCGTGATTCGTCATCGAAATGGGTGCTAATTCGTAACTTTCTGACCTGGAATTCAGTTGAAAACCCAAACCAGGGAATTGCAGCACTTCGTTTGTTTGATCAGGTCCCGGACAAATCTACGGTGAAGCCAGAGCTGGCGCGGGTTTTAGCATCGGCAATATCCCACATCGGTATCGCAAAACTAAAGGGTTCCGAAAGGGTTCTCGAACCGTTCCTTAACCAGGAACAGGATCAGGAGCAGGAACAGGATCAGGAAGAAGATAGTTCGGGGCATGGCTCCTCCACACCCCCAGACGATCAGAAACAGGACGAAGGCGATAAACCTGAACCCCAAAAAATATACCCGAATGAGTTCGAGCAGGTCTGGTCGGTTTATCCCAAGCGGGCAGGGGGAAACAGCAAGTCAGATGCTTTCAAAGCCTGGAATGCCCGAATCAGGGATGGAACCACTACGGCGGAAATCCTCGCAGGTGTGGAGCGTTACGCGGCTTTCGTTGAAGCCGAGGGAATCCTCAACACGCAGTACGTGAAACAGGCGAAAACGTTTTTTGGCCCTGGCATGCATTTCAGCGAACCGTGGGCGATTCAGCAGGCGCCAGGCGCACGAGATCCCAATCAGATTTCGGAACCTGACAAAACCATCCCATCGGGATTCAGGGGGTAGCGATGAAAAACATGATTGGTACCGGGAATGCACTGGAGCGACTGAAAAAACTCATTCCCCATGGCGTTCAGCCAAAATTTGGCAGCGTTGATGAATGGCGTGCCTGGCAAGCCGAAGAAGGCCGTAAGCGCTGTGAGGAACTGGAAAAACAAAACCAGCGCGCACGTGCAGAGAAAATCTTTGGACGTGCAGGAATTCAGGATCTGCACCGCGGCTGCACATTCGCTAACTATCAGGTTGAGTCGGATGGCCAGCGTCGGGCGCTCTCGATGGCGAAGAGTTACGCGCAGCAATTCGGCTCAGGGTTTGCGAGCTTCGTATTCAGCGGAGCGCCAGGCACCGGGAAAAACCATCTGGCGGCGGCAATCGGAAATCACCTGCTGGCTGGTGGCCGCTCTGTGCTGGTGGTAACCATTCCGGATCTCATGCTGCGTGTTCGGGAATGTTATGACGGAGGGCAGTCAGAGGCGTCATTGCTGGATGATTTATGCCATGTGGACCTGCTTATTCTGGATGAGGTGGGTATTCAGCGCGGAAGCAGCGGTGAAAAAGTCATCCTGAATCAGGTTATCGATCGCCGGCTGTCCTCCATGCGACCTGTCGGCATCCTAACCAACCTGAACTATGAATCGCTGAAGGAAACACTGGGTATGCGGATCCTTGACCGTCTCCAGATGGACGGCGGTATGTGGGTGAATTTTGAATGGGACAGCTATCGCAAAAACGTGCGCCATTTGCGTGTCGTTAAGTGAGGTATGTATGGCAAGAGCATTGTCAGCAGTTGAGCGCAGAGAGTACGTCCGCGCAGTGATTCGGATCACCAGACATCAGGGGCGACTCACGACCGCCGAGGCAATGAAAAAACTTGGGCTGAGCCGCGCTACTGTCCAGCGGTATTTTTCCGAAGCAGAAGCGACTGGCGAGGTTGTCCGGCATGGTCGTCTGGGATTGTTCCGCGATCAGCGCGCCGTGATCGATTTTGACATGAAACGGCTTGGGATGGTGCCAAAGGCCGCTACCGGGATGAATTACAGCCTGCTTGGCAGCCCTGTATTTCAGCGTGTTTTGGATGTGCAAGAAGTAATTTCTGCGGGTAAACCGATAGCCGCCCCGCAGGAGGTGAAATAGTGGATCCTTCACTGGAATATGCCTGTAAGCGAATTCTGGAGCTGGAGCAGTTGTTGCTGGTGGATGTTCCTGAAACCGTTTGGCCCGCCGAGGTTGCAATGGTTCTGTCTCAAGTAGAAAGCGCCGGGGTTCTCCATGCGCACCACAAGCAACGACTGCAGCACCATATCAACAGAATGTGGCTCGAAAAAATGCCGGTACCGTCAATTATCGCCGCGGCCCGTTCGCTGGCCAGCACCATGGAGAAATACGTGTGAGAGAGAGCGAAATCATCGTTGATAACTTTGCCGGCGGCGGCGGGGCGAGTACGGGCATCGAGATGGCGATTGGGCGTAGCGTGGACATCGCGATAAACCACGACCCAAACGCTGTAGCTATGCATACCACCAATCATCCGGGAACTCTGCACTATTGCGAGTCTGTTTATTCAGTGCGTCCAAAAGTAGCGACTGCCGGCCGCAATGTTGGTTTGGCCTGGTTCTCGCCGGACTGCCGCCACTTTTCCAAAGCAAAAGGGGCTAAACCAGTTGAAAAAGCGATTCGTGGGCTGGCGTGGATCGTTATCCGCTGGGCGCTGGATGTTGGTCCGCGGGTAATGATGCTGGAGAACGTTGAAGAGTTTAAAACGTGGGGTCCACTACTGGCGGCGGAAATGCGTCCGGATCCGGACCGTGTTGGCGAAACGTTCCTGGCATTCGTCGGCATGCTGACATCCGGAGTTCCTGCGGATCACCCTGCGTTGTTGGAATGCTGCGAGTTTCTGGAGTTGTCGCCGGATAGCGAACAGGCGAGGCGCTTGATTACCGGGCTGGGCTATGACATCGATTATCGCGAGCTGCGCGCCTGCGACTATGGTGCACCAACTATTCGTAAGCGCTTTTTCATGGTGATGCGAAGGGACGGAAAACCGATAGTCTGGCCAGAAGCTACTCACGGGGATCCGAAATCACCGGCGGTGCAGGCTGGAAAATTGACGCCATGGCGGACAGCTGCTGAATGCATCGACTGGTCTATTCCTGCACCATCGATATTTGACCGCAAAAAGCCGCTTGCAGTTAATACGTTGAAGCGTATAGCACGGGGTATCCAGAGATTTGTGGTCGATAGCGATAACCCATTCATCGTTAAATGCAACCACACTACGACACGCGGTAAATATGATTGTTTCCGTGGGCAGGGGTTATATTCACCAATACAGACAATCACCAAAACTCATGGTTACGCGTTGGCGGTACCTACTCTGGCACCGTTTATGGCTGGAAATGGTGGTAGCCAGTACCAGGCTAAACCGCGTCCACTCAACAAACCAGTTCATACCATCTTAAAGCAATCCCGAGCATGCGTGGTTGCCCCGGTTATCGCCCGCCAGTTCGGCGCAAGCATTGGCCACCGGGCAGATGAGCCTAGCGCCACGATTACCGCTGGTGGAGGGGGTAAGTCTCAGTTAGTCACCGCTACGCTTATTCAGATGGGGTATGGCGAGCGGGTAGGGCAATCGCCGCGGGTTCTCAATCTTGGTAAACCGTTGGGTACGGTTACAGCTGGGGGCAATAAGTTTGCCGTAACAACTGCGTTCCTGGCGAAACACTATGGCGGGAACTACGCCGGTCCAGGCGTTGCGCTTGATGAGCCAGCTCACTCAGTGACTACCGTCGATCATCACGCTTTTGTGACATCGCACCTGGTAAAATTGCGTGGTACCTGCCGTGATGGTCAGCGCACCAATGAACCGATGCCGACAATCACCGCTGGAGGTCAGCATGTGGGAGAGGTTAGCGCGCTGCTGGCGGCTAATGATTACGACGAGCGGCGTGCGGACCAAGTTAAAAAGTTCCTAAATTCTTTTGGCGTCAGCGAACTGGTGACGATTAAGGGCATTGTTTACCGCATCGTTGATATCGGGATGCGAATGCTGCAACCGCATGAGCTTTACCGGGCGCAGGGCTTTCCGGAGTGGTACATCATTGACCAGGATTACCGCGGCGTAAAATACGCGAAGGACAAGCAAGTGGCTCGCTGCGGTAATGCCGTCCCGCCGCCGTTCGCTGAAGCGCTGGTGCGGGCCAATTTGCCGGATCTATGTCAACAGAAGGGAATGGCTGCTTAATAAACTTCTATCAATTCAACCCGCGCCGGCGGGTTTTCTTTGTTGTCCTGGTAAATAGGGGATTGCACACTACACAAATTGTGCATCCTAAGACTCAGTAGTTTTTTCTGCTACACCAATACATCTGAAATTAATTAAATTCTGAAATTGGCCTTTTCCATTTGATCGAGTGAAATAGGGGCTTGTACGATACACAAAATATGCCGTCGACAACCGCGCAAAGCTTTTAACTCCGTTAGCCATGAAAGTTAAACAATACTCCCAAACTTTCAATTTCGATAATCTCTTTTGAAAATAGGGGCTTGTAGGACGATCTTCATCTGCCATCATATCCTCCGCTACCGTGAAATTTTCACATGTAAGTGATTTAACATTAATTTATACTGTATAAAAACACAGTATATGGTTTTGCTTCCGGGAGGTAGGGATGCGCAATGAGAGTAATGAGTACTACGATCTGGTTAAACGTTCTACAGGTGAAGTTGTTGGCAGCATCAGGGCAGCAGGCCGGGTTCTGGTATACACGGCAAATGGTGTTACTTCTATGCGACCACTGCTTGAGGACGAGGGAGTATTTAATCTCAACGCAATGACCAGTTTTCTGCATCGCCTCGGCTACCGAGTTATCCCGCCTTCTGATAATATGAAATCAACGGCCTGAACAACCGTTGACCTACTGCGCCACGGAGGGAAACCATGGCGCAATTGCACTTAATAAAGCAGTCACAAGGTTTACTGATCCCTGCCACGCAGGAGACCAGCGAATTTCTACAATCAAAATGCAAGCTCGGCTGCGTTCTGGAGGCCGACTTTAAGCTTGTCCGCAATCCGGCGTTTCACCGCCGTTACTTTGCTTTACTCAATCTCGGTTTTGAATATTGGGAGCCTACCGGCGGGGCGATTTCGTCTAATGAGCGCAGGCTTATCACAGGTTACGCCAAATACCTTGCTGCATATGGCGGGAGTGAATCGGCGTTACTTGATGCCGCCGGGCAATATCTCGACCGAATAGCCAAGAAGCGATCCGGCTATATCAGTATTTGCAAATCTTTCGATGCTTACCGGGCGTGGGTCATCGTAGAAGCAGGCCACTATGACGCCATACAGCTGCCGGACGGCACGCTGAAAAAACACCCTCGCAGCATTTCTTTCGCCAGCATGGACGAATGCGAATTTCAGGAACTGTACAAAGCATCGCTCGATGTTCTCTGGCGGTGGATCCTCTCTCATTCGTTCAACAGCCTGCAGGAAGCTGAGAACGCCGCAAACCAGCTTTTAAGTTTTGCGGGGTGATGCCGATGAAACACTCATGGTTTCACCATCACGAATGCACAACACAGCAGGCCGACGAACTGATGGCGAGATATCGCCAGCGGGGCGTAAAGGTCGAACGAAGCTTAAACCCTGACTTTATGACATGGACCGTTAGCGCGCAGCTGGTGGAGGACAAAACTCCGCCGCGGCCAGACTCTCGCTGGCGCAACAGGATGTGGGAGTGAGTATGGCGAACCTTCGCAAAGCGGCCCGAGGCCGCGAATGCACAGTGCGGATCCCCGGGTACTGCAACGGCAACCCGGAAACCAGTGTACTGGCGCATTACCGTCTGGCTGGCACCTGCGGAACTGGATGCAAGCCGGACGATACCCAGGCGGCTATTGCCTGTAATGCATGCCACGATCTCATCGATGGCAGAAAGAAAACCACAGATTACACCCGCGACGAACTGCGCCTGATGCATGCGGAAGGTGTGCTCAGAACATTGGCTATATGGAAAAAAGAGGGGGTACTGAAAGCATGAAACTCGAAGCGTCCTTAAAACATTTCAGCCCTCAGGGTATGCATATCAGCGACGACGTGAAAAGCACATCACCTGATCGTCTCAACGGTACGGATGTTATGGCTGGTATTGGGGTGACAAGCAGCAGGGCACGGTTCGGGCTGGCAGCGTTCTTTGGAAAGACTGGCATCAGCAAGACAGATGAGCAGTTGGCCGTCCAGGCGCTAGCGCGGTATGCGATTGAAACCGCACCGAAGAACGTACGCAAAACAGCTGGTAAAGAGCTGGGGCGCTGCTGCCTGATTTTGGCACAGTTTGCCTTTGCGGAGTATTCCCGGTCCGCGGAAACAACGGGAGTCTGCAGGGTATGCAGTGGCACCGGACAGATTGAAACCACTACCACAGAACGCAAAGTTTCTAATCCGTGGGGCAAAGCACCATATTGGGCAAACAGGTCCCGTGCTGTTCGTCCGTCCGACTGGGATAAGTGGACTGAAGTAACAGCTAGCGTAAGCGCTAAATGTGAAGCCTGTGACGGTAAGGGGAAAATTAACGCGCGCTGCCGCTGTGGTGGTTCTGGCCGGGTTCTGGACCGCAAAGCGACAAAAGAGCAGGGAGCACCGATATATAAAATCTGTGAGCGCTGTTCGGGGAATGGCTTTTCAACGATGCCGTCTACTGCTGCTTATAAAGCGATTCTGACGCTTATCCCAGACCTGCACATCAGAACATGGACACGCAACTGGAAACCTTTCTGCGATGCGCTGGTGGACCTATGCTGGAGGGAAGAGAAGAGGGCAGATAAAGAGTTTCAACGAGCAACAGCTGATTGAGTAAATGGGCACATTATTTTGCATTTTAAGTGCACGATGCTTGATTTTGTCCGAAGTTGTCGTGTATATTTTAAATCGTGGAATAAAGCGCCTGAACGAAAACATTTATATAAACCCTGCTACGGCAGGGTTTTGTGTTTTTGAAAAAAAATGCCTGAAATCGGCTATAAAGTGTGATCTGAATCAAAATCCCATGCGCCAAACTTAAGGAATATTAAGGAACTGTAAATATTCTTTATAAGTGATGGTCTTATGGCGTTAAAAGATATTTTTGTACGAACCGAACCTCGCAGACGGCATTATGGCGTTGCATTGTTTATCGGGCTTATTTCTGGGGTGGTTTCAGCATTTGTTAAATGGGGTGCTGAAGTACCATTACCACCGCGTAGTCCTGTCGATATGTTTACCAGTGCCTGTGGACCAGAGTCATTAATTCGAGCTGCCGGGCAAATTGATTGCTCCAGAAACTTCCTTAACCCTCCTTATATTTTCCTGCGTGATTGGTTAGGGTTAGCCGATCCAAATGCGGCTGTCTATACCTTCGCCGGACATGTGTTTAACTGGGTAGGCGTAACACATATCATATTCTCGATCGTATTCGCGGTTGGGTATTGTGTAGTTGCTGAGGTGTTTCCAAAAATTAAGCTGTGGCAGGGTTTGCTTGCAGGTGCACTCGCACAACTGTTTGTCCATATGATTTCGTTCCCGCTTATGGGCCTAACCCCACCGTTGTTCGAACTTCCATGGTATGAAAACGTTTCTGAAATATTTGGTCACCTGGTGTGGTTCTGGTCCATTGAGATAATTCGCCGGGATCTCAGAAACAGAATTACGCATGAACCTGATGCTGAGGTTTCTCTGAATTCAGCATTCAGATAATCCAAGCTGCAAAGCCAGGAACCCGCATAAAATGCGGGTTTTTTATGCCTGCGATTAGTAGCTGTTCGACAGCGCTGTTCGCTGCGATGGCAGCCGTAAGATAGGCGTCTTTCACAGGCATTGTATTGACGCCAGCTATGTTTGCAGCATAACGTATTGATGTGGTGAATCCCCCTGTGCGGAGGGGCGACCAGTCAGTTACAGAAACCTGTAAATGCAGCGCGGGCCATGCCGACTGGGGCATGCTCACCGGGAGGCACCCGGCACCACACTGTCACTAAGCATATTGAATATTTCATAGTGGGTTTACTTTTGCGGTAGCCCTTCTATGTTTATAGAACGTAACGGCAAAAGTGAATGCTTCCTGGTAAATCGGTAGCTCGGACTATTAGGAGTGCTTTCGTTTCGTTACTACCTAGAATGCCTACTTTCTGCCCGCTTCTCTGAGCGGGCTTTTTTTATTCCTAATCAGTTCACGTAAAACATCAAAACAATAATTATGCATTCATCTGCTGGCATGCCTTTTACCTTCAACTGAGAGACACTCCTGGCGATGAGAAGGAGAGTCGAAGCATGCTTTATGTCTAAATCTCTTGTCATTGCAACGTATGGCATTGAAACGATGTTATCGAGATGTTAGGTTTTATGTGTGGTGAATCCCCCTAGCGGAGGGGCGTAAACAGTTAGAAGTGAATCCTCAGCGCGAGTCACGGTGACTGACCAACGACTTACCGGGAAGCACCTGGCACCACACATACTGCATAACCCCCTAAAGGCCTTCCATTCCGGTAGGCCTTTTCTCTTCTGGGCGCCATGACGTAAAAGTTCGACCCGTAGACCTATAACTGTCTGTGGGTTCGTCAGGCCACATTGCCTGATGGGCTCACTTTTGTAAGCTATACGGGCGCTGCAGTGGATGCTTTACCAGAGATTATGATGATGTAAAGCCTAAGCGACTGGGAGTTTGTCTTGAGTGAAAATCTTACTACAGTGAGGGCACATCAGCGCAGAGCCTTTCTGGACTCGGGTGTAACTATGTTCTGATTGGTTGGCGCAGCCAGGGCAGGTACATTTGATGAGGTAGTTGCGATTGTTTTTTGAGTTTTTGCGTTGTTGCATATGATATTTCCTGATGAATGGTCCGCAACCATACACTATCCCCAGGCACATAGCTCGCGTTGAATTCCCCAACCACCTCTTCAAGGTGGTTTTTTCTTTCAGGCACCTGGAATCACCATTGATGAGTATTCCACCTGCCGGTCCTGATCCCTTTCAAACACACAGCACCCCGTTAACCCGGAGGTGAACCTATGGCAAAGCATATGCAAGACAAAGAGAGCATGGCCGGAATCACCTGGCTAGCTCTGCTGATCATTGCTGGTTGGGGCGGCCTTGTCCGATTCCTGATGGATGTGAAGCAGGGCAAAGCAAAATGGAGCTGGATAAATGCTTTTGCGCAGATTGTGGTTTCGGCTTTTACCGGGGTTATTGGTGGGCTCATCAGCATTGAAGGTGGCCTGAGTATTTACATGATACTGGCCACTGCCGGTATCAGTGGTGCTATGGGTTCCGTAGCGCTCACGTATTTCTGGGAACGAATCACCGGAGTGAAAGTACAATGACAGCAGACCAGATTATTGAGGGGATCCTCGGCAAAGAGGGTGGTTATGTCGATCACCCCTCTGATAAAGGCGGGCCAACCCGCTGGGGCATCACGCAAACCACCGCCCGTGCACATGGCTACACCGGTGATATGCGAAACCTTCCCAGGGAAACCGCAAAGCAAATCCTGCTCAGCGATTACTGGACCAGCCCCCGGTTCGACCAGGTGGCAAGTTTATCTCCGTTACTGGCAGATGAGCTTTGCGACACTGGCGTGAACATGGGGCCCAGCGTCGCCAGTAAGTTCTTTCAGCGCTGGCTGACGGCAATGAATATGCGCGGAAAGCTGTATCCCGATCTGATCCCGGATGGCGCCATTGGCCCCCGAACCATCACTGCGCTTAAGGGATATCTTTCAGCCCGAGGGAAAGAGGGGGAACAGGTTCTGTTACGCGCGCTGAACTGCAGCCAGGGCGCCAGATACCTCGAACTTGCGGAGGGTCGCGAAGCCAACGAGGATTTTCTCTACGGCTGGATTAAGGAGCGCGTGCTATGAAGATGATCATCTTCGCTTTGCTCGTGCTGGTGGCTTTGCTCGTTCTCTTACTGCTGCGCAAATATACCCGGCTGGAGTTCGTAGGCCATGCCAGCCTGCTGCTGAAAACGTGGTCTGTAAAGCTGGGGACTATCGGCGCGCTGGTTGGTGTGTGGGCGCAGTCGTTCCCGGATGCTGCACTGCACGCCTGGGCGATGCTGCCGCCGGACATTAAAAACATTCTGCCTCCAAACATTGTTGCGTTGATTAGCCCTGCGCTGGTGGTGCTGGCGGTGCTTTCGCAATACGTACGCCAGCCAGCATTGAAAGCTAAGGCCGAAGAACTGAAGGAGCCGCAGCGATGAGCTTCGAAATTATTGCTGGGCTGGTGGTCGTCATCCTGGGCGCTATAGCTGGCACGTTCGGTATTGGTCATGCTCGCGGTACCAGTAAGGCAGAAGCCAAAGCCGATCTGCAGCGTACCGAAGAGAACGCCGCCGCAACCGTCGCCGCGACAGAACGTAGGGCAGAAGTCACGAAAGAGGCAAGCGATGTACAGCAGACTGTTAGCCATATGCCTGATGACGATGTTGATCGGGAGCTGCGCGAGCACTTCACCCGCCCCGGTAGTTGTTGATACCGCGTGCAGCTGGGTGCGGATTATCTACCTGACCGACCACGATATCGAGGTGCTGGATAAGCAGACCAAGCGCGATATCCTAGCGCACAACAAAGCAGTGCAGGCCAATTGCCAGAGCATTACCCCTATTCAGTGAGTTAAAAGAATGGCCTCATCCTTGAGGTCCACGGGTAAGTAAACGCAAGGTCTTTCATGTAATGGCTCTTTTAGCCTAGGAGCCAGCTCAGAAACAACAAGCGTAAGCGGTAGATATTTATGATTTTTTTCTGCTGCATATCCCCAGCAAACCAAAAGGGCTACGAAATGAGTGAAGCTAAACCGCGGGATGGCAGCACCGTAAAGGGATACCGCACGTTAACCGAGGGTGATATTGAACAGATGAACCGTCTGAAGGGTGTCAGTAAGCACTTCTTAAACCTTCTGGATACAGCCAAAGAATCAGATGCCGATACCCGTTGGATTGGTATGGCTAAAACTGAAATGCAGAAGGCGTGCATGTTCGCTTGTCGGGCTGTGGCTCAACCTGAAGACGGCTGTTAGCGCTTCAACGTTTCAATGAAATAAATAGAACCGCGGAATGAATCCTACAAAATGCAAGTGTGCTGTATTTTATCGGATTCTAATGAGGTTTTGAGGTGTTTTTCTACTGGTTGCGAGAAAAATGAAAGGTCAGACGTTATGGGAAGTGGCTCATCCATGAGCACACGGGTAAAACAACGGACTTTGTCATGGCAGAGCAAAGTCAAAAGTAAGTGTAGAATGTGTCTCGGATTTAACAAGCTCAGCGGGTTTGTTTCATTGATTGTACGTCTGTAACTTTCATAATATTTCTGCCATTTCAAAACTAACATATTAGGAAAAAACTTAGGAAATTTAGAGGGTAAGTGGAAAAGTGGACAGCTAAATCTCCTCGTGAAGCAATGGGCTTAATTTTAAAAAAAATATATAGTTTGCAATGTTAGTTTTTTAGTTCATTATGCATGCTACATTGACTTTTTATAAAGTGAGTTACTAATTATGATTGATTGCAAACTTCCGCGACTTCCAAAGCATTATCGATATGGTGCTGAACAAATTAACAAATTGCCTGAGCGTGGGGAGGTTTTTCCTCCCGCGGGCAGTATAATAAAGTCAGTAAGTTTAACTGAAAGTGTGTTTGTTTGCGTTCCGGTGCAGCGTTATATTCATGGGTTGGATATTTGGGTCACAGTTGAATCCTCTTGCTAATATTTTTTTTGGTAAGAATGGCTTTTCGTTAGTTTGGTAGTTTCTATTTTTTGTAAATTCGCTGTAGGAATTTAAAATTAGCATCATTGCAACGCTTTCAAACACCGTAGAAGGATTATGATGCTAGTGCAAAATAATATTTATAATAATTCAGAGTCATATGCTCTTCTTTTGTTTAGTATGTGGCCTGTCCTTATTGTACTTCTTGTTGTGATATCTTGTGCCTTCTACGGTGTATTGATGCATAAAACTGCAATTTGTTGTTTTCTGTCAGCCATGTTCCTTGGTATCGCAGGCTGGTTTTATGGATGATCACCAATAGCTCTAATATGAGTCGTTTTTTAGTATAAAGTCAAAGTGTCATTACTTTACCTGGCTTGTAGCGCTGGTTCTCTAAGGTTTGACGATAAAAGGCCCTGCTCATACAGGGCTTTTCTGTATGTATTATTTATTAAAGAGGTAAGACATGTCAGAGATCACCGCATCCGAGCAAATCCGCCTGGATATCATCAAGAAAGTTAACTACGACACCGCAGCGGCCAAGTTGGCCATTGACTGGGTAGGCGACAGCTATCTGAAATCTGAACTTTTCGCAGACTCCTTTGATCGTGTTTACACGGAAAGCGAGATTGTCTCGAAGACCCGTAAAGCGATTCAGGAAGCGACCGAAGCGCTGGCGTTGTTTGATACCGGCGCAGAACAGGCCAGCTAAGGCATTACAACAGGCATTCACTGAGTGCCTGTGATAATGACCATCAGACAAATCGTCTGGGCTGACAGTTCAATCAATCACCAATTTCCAGTTATACGGGGTAACTGACATCATTGTCTGTTTATCCCGGTGAATTTTGAAATACTCACTACTCTCATAACGTCTCTGCTTGCCAACACCAGAACGGCAGAGGTCAGTTAGCCGTATAGATGAACCTCTCCCGGGTGGCTCCTGAGAGATTCTTTATACGCTAGCTGGTAGTAACTAAAGGCCGCATATTTTTGCGGCCTTTTTCATTTTTGTAAAATGAAAGCCCTCAGGCGGTTAACGATGCTCTGGACCATGGAAGTGATCTCCACCATGTCCGCCTCCATGGGGACCAGGGGGAAGGATACATCCTGAAAGTGACAGCGCACCACAGATCACAAAAACAGCAAGCATAATTCTTTTCATAATAACTCCTGAACTAAAGAGCCTTAATTCCAAAACATAAAAGTGAATATTTTATGGAGAATCAGTAATTCCTTTTTCTCCCTCACGTTAAATAGGAATAATCCATGGCAAAACCGGACTGGGGCGAGCTTCAGCAACGGTTCCTGTCCGATCATGCCGCAACCGGCGTATCACCGAAGGATTGGTGTGAAGCGCAGGGACTGAATTACGCTACAGCCCGCCGATACATCAAGAAACCCACTGCGCAAACTGCGCAAAAACCTGCGCAGAAGAAATTGTGCACTGCGCAAAAGGAAAAGTGCGCAGAAGAGTTGGTGGAGAGCAAACTGAGTCCAAAGGTAAAGCGCTTCATTGCTGAATACCTCAAGGACCAGAACGCTACCGCTGCCGCTGAGCGTGCGGGCTATAGCGACCCAAACTATGGCCGTCAGCTTCTAACGAATCCTAACGTTGCGCAGGCCATTGCGCAGCAGCAGAAAGCATCCATTGTGCGCACACTCGGCAGCGCTGATGAAGTACTTGAGCAGATGTGGCGCCTGGCAACGTTCGACGCCAACCAGCTATCACAGTATCGCCGCGGGAGTTGCCGTTACTGCTGGGGCTTCGGTCATCAGTATCAATGGCGTGATGCCGTGGAGTACGAAGAGAAGCGGCTCGAAGCGCTTGAGCGTAAACGTCGCGAGCCCGTCGATGTTGGTGGTTACGGTTACGACCACACCAGCGCACCTAACCCGGAATGCCCTCGCTGTAATGGTGATGGCGTCGGCCAGCCATACTTCGCTGATACGCGTAAGCTGGCGCCGGATGCTGCGCTTGCCTATTCCGGTGTGAAGCTTGGGAAGAATGGCGTTGAGATAACCGCTATCAGCCGCGAGCGCATGTACGAGGCGGTGATGAAACGGCTCGGCCTGGCTGATAGCGAGTTCGCCCAGCGTCTGCAGCTGATTGAAATTGAGCGCCGGCAGCTGGAGGTCGAAAAATTACGCAAAGAGCTGGCCGCTGACCCGGAGGATGACGAACCAACGCCAGTTGCAATCAATATCAACGTAGTCGATGCACGAGTGAGGGAAGAGGATGGCGATAGCACCGACGCTTAACATCCCTCAGGCCAAATTCCTTGCGATGCAGTACAAATTTAAGGCCTATGTCGCCGGCTTCGGTTCCGGTAAGACGTGGGTCGGTTGTGGTGGTATCTGCAAAGGGATGTGGGAACACCCCAAAATCAACCAGGGTTACTTTGCGCCAACGTATCCGCAGATCCGTGACATCTTTTATCCCACTGTTGAGGAGGTGGCCCACGACTGGGGGCTGAATGTCAAAATCAACGAGGGAAACAAAGAGGTTCACTTCTACGCCGGGCGCCAGTACCGAGGAACGACGATTTGCCGCTCGATGGAGAAACCGCAAACCATTGTTGGTTTTAAAATCGGTAATGCGCTGATTGATGAACTGGACGTAATGCCCGCCAAAAAGGCGCAGTTAGCCTGGCGAAAAATCATTGCTCGTATGCGTTACAACGTGGCCGGTCTTCGTAACGGGATCGACGTCACCACGACGCCGGAAGGGTTTAAATTCGTTTATCAGCAGTTCGCAAAGGCTGTACGCGATAAGCCTTCGCTCTCAACGCTGTACGGCCTGGTGCAGGCCTCGACGTTCGACAATGAAAAGAATCTGCCGCCGGACTATATCCCGTCGCTGATGGAGTCATACCCGCCGGAGCTGATCAAGGCTTATCTCCGTGGCCAGTTCACCAACCTTACCAGCGGGACGATTTACCATCAGTTTGACCGTAAGCTGAATAACTGCCGGGAAGAAGAGCAACCCGGTGAGCCGCTGTATATCGGTATGGATTTCAACGTCGGGAAGATGGCCGGGGTTGTTCATGTGTTACGTCTGGGGCTTCCGTTTGCAGTTACTGAAATCATCAAGGCTTACGACACGCCGGACATGATTCGCATCATCAAAGAGCGGTTCTGGCTATATGACGGCCATGACTACCGAAAGGTGCGTGAAATCTATATCTACCCGGACGCTTCCGGCGATTCCCGTAAATCCAGCAATGCCAGCGCCACTGATATCGCTCAGCTTCAGCAGGCCGGCTTCAATGTGGTTGTTAATGCATCAAACCCGCCAGTGAAAGACCGCATCAACGCGATGAATGCCATGTTCTGCAATGGTAACGGTGAACGTCGCTACAAAGTGAATGTAAAGCGGTGCCAGGTGTACACAGAATCGCTTGAGCAACAGGTTTGGGGCGAAAACGGTGAGCCGGATAAAACGGCGGATAACGATCACCCTAACGATGCCGGTGGGTATTTCATTGTGAAGCAATTCCCGATCATCAAACCGACTGGAAAAGTCACCCAACTGCGGATGTAAAACCATGCCTGATATTTCAACGCCCAACCTCGACTATAACGACATGGTTGAGGCATGGGATATTAATGATGCGCTGATGGGCGGCACGCTGGAAATGCGCCGGCAGGGCAATAAGTATCTCCCGAAATGGCCGAACGAAGATCCTGAAAGTTATAAGGAGCGTTTGGCTTCGGCAACGTTACTACCTGCCTATGAAGAGGCCATTAAACAAAACATCGGGCGAGTGTTTGCTGAGCCGACGGTATTGAGTGAGGACTCTCCTGAACAAATACGGGAACTATCGCCAGATATTGATATGGAAGGAAACCGGCTCGATGTCTGGGCACAGCAATTTTTCAGCATCGGATTCCAGTATGGTCTGGTACATGCGCTGGTGGATTTCCCGAAAATTGACCCGGAGGCAGTAAAAACTAAAGCCGACGAAAAAGCCGCGGGATCCCGCCCATATGCCACGATGCTTAATCCACGACAGGTCATCGGCTGGAAATCGAAAGTGGTTAAAGGGAAAGTGGTGCTGACCGATCTGCGTATCAGAGAGGTCATCATTGTTGATGGCGATGATTATGGGCAAACGAAAGTTGAGCAAATACGCCATATCATGCCGGGCAAGGTTGAAATTTATCGCCGTAATAAAGGTGATAACGGCGAAAGCCAGTGGCAGATTCACGACGAGTGGGAAACCAGTCGCGATGACATTCCCCTGGTGACGCTTTACACGAAACGCACAGGCTTTATGCGCGGTTCACCGCCACTGCTTAATCTCGCCTTACTGAATATCAAGCACTGGCAGAGTCAGAGTGAACAGGACAACATCCTGCATGTCGCTCGCGTGCCGTTGCTGGTGGCTTACGGTCTGGCTGATGGCGAAACGTTGACGATAGGTTCTTCCTCTGCGACTCGTTTCGATGACCGCCAGCGGCAGGGACTGGAATATGTCGAGCATACCGGGGCTGCGATTGAAGCCGGTAAGATTTCCCTTGAGGATCTGGAAAACCAGATGCGTCAGGCCGGCGCAAAACTACTGCGCGCGGAAAACACATCGACTAAATCCTTAGACCAGACTCACGAAGAGCGGATGCAGGAGAATTCACCTCTCTACACCATGGCAAGCTCGCTTGAGGATGCGCTCGATAATATCCTGCAGATTATGGCGGAATGGCTGGGCGAGAAAGAAGGCGGCAATGTCGATGTACGCACCGAACTGGATGTTTCAGCCCAGACGTTTGATGCCGCAGCTGCAACAGCTGTTCAGTCGCTCCGTCAGGGTGGTGATATACGTCAGGTCGATGCTGTTCGCGTTTTGCAGACCCTCAAATTTATCGATCCGGACGCGAAGCCCGAAGAGGTTATCGACGAGTTGCGGAATCAGCAGGTCACGCTGGCCGGCGGACTGAGTAACCCGGGTGGTGCAAATGGCAACGGCGAATGACAAGCTTCAGGATGAATCGATAGCGCATGCGATATGGATAGCGCGGTACAGCACCAGCGTTGCAAACAGGATGATAAAAATCCTGAATGACAGCGATGCGGAACTGACAGCCAGATTGCTTGTAGCGATGGATAGCCTGGATGCTGACAGCTTTACCGTGTCGCGACTGGAAGCGCTGCTCGTTAGTGTCAGAGCTCTCAATCGCGAGGCTGTGCAGTCAATGTACGCGGGACTATCTGATGAGCTGCAGCAACTCGCTCAGCACGAAGCAGGCTTTCAGCTGAGCCTGTTCCAGTTTGCGATTCCTGATGATGTTCTATTGCTTCATCCATTGGTGGGCATTTCACCGGATGCCGTTTACGCAGCTACGATGGCACAGCCGTTTCAGGGGCGCCTGCTTTCGGAGTGGGCAGATAACCTTGAAGCTGACAGGATGGCAAGAATTTCCAATACAGTGCGGCAGGGCTTTCTCCTGGGCGATACGCATGAGCAAATCGCCAGAAAGGTCCGTGGTCATGCTAACCGTGGTTATCAGGATGGCGCGCTGCAGATGAGCCGAACCAATGCCGGCAGTATTGCAAAAACGGCTGTGGGGCATCTTGCTTCTACGGCCAGGAAAAGCTTTGCAGATGCGAACGATGACATTTTGAAGGGTAAGCAGTGGTTATCCACTTTGGATAACCGTACATCAAAAGACTGTCGGATTCGCGACCGCCTCAAGTACACACTGGATAACAAGCCGATCGGCCATAAGGTGCCGTATCTGCAGGGACCCGGGAAAATCCATTTCTGCTGTCGCAGCGTCGAAACCTACATCCTGAAATCGTCTGATGAGCTGGGTATTGCTGTTGGGCAAATATCAGATAGCTCACGTGCCAGCATGGACGGGCATGTGCCTTCGAATACCGATTATCAGGGATGGTTCTCGCGCCAGTCGTTCACGCGACAGTCCCAAATCGTTGGCGTAACCCGGGCCCGGCTGATTCGTGACGGCGGCATGTTGCCCGATGATTTCTACAACGACAAGGGCGAATGGCTGACTCTGGAGCAACTTCGTAACCTGGATGCTCAGGCGTTCAGCAACGCCAGACTTTAAAGCTTTTTAAGTCTTCAATCAGGCTGCCTCCGGGCGGCCTTTTTTATTGCCGTGATCCGGATGGTGAGCGGTGCAACGGTCGGATGACCACCGAAAAGGTAACCACATGAAACTGAAAACAGTCGAAGTTAACGGCAAAAGCTATGCAGAAGTCGATTCCAGCGGTTTACCCGTCTACGTCCACGATGACGGCCAGGAAGTTGGTTTTGATGCTGTGCAGGCCGTTGGGAAAATCTCCTCTCTGAATGGCGAGGCGAAATCTCATCGTGAAGCCAAAGAAGCAGCTGAAGCCAGTCTGGCTAAGTTTGCCAAAATCGGTGATCCGGCGAAGGCACTCGAAGCGCTGGAGATGATGACTAAAATCGACCAGAAAAAACTGATCGACGCAGGCGCTGTTGATCAGGTTAAAGCGGATATCACCAAATCCTTCCAGGCGCAGCTTGATGAAGCTACTCAGCGTGCGACGACCCTTGAAGGCCAGCTTTACCAGGAAATGATCGGCGGCCGGTTCTCTGGCTCGAAATTCATCGCAGATAAAGTAGCAATTCCGGCAGATATGCTTCAGGCGCGGTTCGGTCAGTCCTTCAAAGTCGAGGACGGCAAAGTCGTTGCCTATGATGGCTCTGGCAACAAAATTTATTCCCGCTCGAAGCCGGGCGAACTGGCGGCCTTTGATGAGGCGCTGGAGTTCCTGGTGGAGCAGTACCCACAGAAAGACCACATTCTGAAGGCCAGCGGCAACCAGGGAGGCGGCTCACGGCAGTCTCAGCATTCACTCGGGCAGAAAACGATGAAACGCGATGCGTTTACCAGTTTGAGCCCGACAGATCAGCAATCAACTCTCAAAGACGGTATCACCATCGTCGATTAATTCTTTGCCAGCCGCCGGATGGCTGCTGGTGCCGGAGCTGGATAGCTCAACCAACCCTATATTTTAATCTCCAAGGAATCCATACACATGGCTAATACGCTTACCGGGTTGATCCCGACTATCTTCACGGCTCTGGATACCGTATCTCGCGAACAGGTCGGTTTTATCCCGGCTGTATCGCGTAATGCGAAAGCTGATGCGGCGGCGAAGGACCAGACTGTTACTGCGCCGGTTGCGCCACCCGCAACCACTGTTGATATTACCCCGGGGGCTACTGCGCCAAATGACGGCGACCAGACGATCGGCACCGTTGATGTCAAAATCACCAAATCCAAAATGGCCCCGGTCAAATGGAACGGTGAGGAACAACTGGCACTGGGGCCCGCAGGGACATACAACACCATCCTTGCTGATCAGTTTAAGCAGGCTTTTCGCGCGCTGGCTAATGAGATGGATGCAGATCTCGCGGCTCTGTATTTCGCATCCTCTCGTGCTGTTGGTACGGCCGGCACCGCTCCTTTCGGTATTGCAGGTGATTTGTCGGATGCGGCAAATGCGCGCCAGGTTCTCTCTGACAACGGTTCGCCGACAACCGATCTGCAGATGGTTCTCGGTTCTTCGGCTATCGCAAACCTCCGCGGTAAACAGTCAGTTCTGTTCAAAGTAAACGAATCCGGTACTGATGCGCTTCTGCGCGAAGGTATCGTGGGGCGACTGGAAGGATTCAACATCCACGAATCCGCGCATGTTAAGAAACACGCTGCATCTCCGGCTGCCGGATACCTGGTGAATGGAGCAAAAGCTGAAGGCGATATTCTGATTGCCATTGATACCGGCACAGGTGCTTTTGCAGCAGGTGACATCGTGACGTTTGACGGGGACAGTAATAAATACCTTGTTGCTGCTGCGACGGCCACAGCAATCACCCTGGCTGCTCCTGGCTTACGTCAGTCACTGGCCGACAACACCGCTATTACCGCTGGTGGCGCCTACACCGCAAACATGGCGTTTGATCGCAATGCATTCCTGCTTGCATCCCGAACCCCGGCAATGCCGCAGGGCGGCGATACGGCGGATGATGTAATGAACGTTACTGACCCCGTATCTGGCATCACTTACCAGGTAGCACTGTACCGCCAGTATCGCCAGGTGCGTTACGAAGTCGGTTTGTCCTGGGGCGTTGCGGCAGTTAAGTCGGCGCACTCAGCGCTGTTGCTGGGCTGATAAACAGGGGCTTCGGCCCCTTTTTTAAATGGAGGGCTGATGGCCGGATTAACAAAAGAGCAGCGCGCCCAACGAGCTGCTGAGCAAACTGCTTCTACGCAGGCGGATAACAACGTACCCGTATCGACCACATCGCAGCTGGTGGCGATGGTTACCGATTTCCCGGCATTCCCGGGTGCGCCCAATACCGCCAACGTTCACCCTGATGAAGTGGAGAACTGGAAGGCGCACGGCTGGAAAGAAATGGAGTGATGCATGATCACTTTCATCACCGTTGAAGATGTCAATTCGATTCTCGGTGCCACCTGGACAGATGAAAGCAAAAAAGCCAAATCTGTGGTGATGGCCAATACCTGGATGAATGGACTTAACCTGAAACTGCCGTGCAATAAGGCAACTCACGAAACCATTATTCCTGACGATGTGAAACAAGCTGGCACCTATGCGGCGCTGTCGGCGGCAAATGGCGGGCTGTATCAGCAGAAAACTGATTCGGGGGTATTGCTGAGTAAGACGGTTGACGCTGACGACGTTTCTGTTTCAAAGACCTTCGCAGAACTCGGTACCAACAGTTCGGCATTGCTTGATTCGGACCTGCAGCTGGCGCTGGCCATGCTTAAGCCCTATGGCGCTAGTCAGTCCCAGGTGCGGCTGGTGAGGGGGTGATATGGGTATTCGTGACGAGTTACAAACTGAAGTTGCCGCAGCATTCGATACCGATCTGCAGGATGCGGTTAACGAATTCGCCGGAAGCTACACCGTTCGAGGCGCCTGGGATCCGGTGACGGAGACCGGCACTGAAACCCAGGTGACTTACTCGGGGCGTGGAGTGCTGGCGCGCTATAAACTGCGCCGCATCGATGGCGTTAACATTCTGCATGGTGATTTGAAGCTAAGCGCCCTGGTTAACGAGGTGACTGATAAGCCGGCCGTTGGGCATATCATCACCGCACCGGATCCGATTACGGGTGAGCTTCAGCGTTACGACATCATAACCGCTTCTGCCGACTCTGCTGGCGCTGCGTACTCCATTCAACTTCGGAGGGCGTGATATGGCTAAGGGCTGGAACATTGACCCGGCGGCATTCGCCGGGCTGGTGGCCGAAGATGTCAAACTACGCCAGCGGACAATCGCCATTCAACTGCTGAATGAAATTGTTCAAAGGTCGCCGGTAGGAAACCCGGAGTTGTGGGCCATCAACGCGACCGCGGTTCAATACAACAAAGCTGTTGGGGAATGGAACGAATCTCTTTATGCCGTTCCTGCTAACCTGACCAAAACCGGAAGGCTCAGGAAGAAAGTCCGTGTTAATGACAGCATGGATATCAGGCGGCCGGCTGAGTATCGCGCAGGAACCTTCAGGGCATCGCATTTTGTCAGCATCGGCGAACCCGATCACTCCGTCCCGACCGAACCGGATCCGCGTGGGACAATGACGTTTCTTAATGGCAAAAATATCATTGACCAGGCGCCAGCCTACTCGGTGATTTACATCCAGTCGAACCTGCCTTACTCCGTGTCTCTGGAGAATGGCCACTCAACGCAAGCGCCGACAGGCGTCTATGCCGTCTCGTTTAATGGTGTGATTCAGGCCTACAAATGACCCTCACAGAAATCAGAAACGCTGTCATTTTCCGAATGGCGGCACAGACCGCTATTGCCTCTGATGCGGTGGATTATCCCAATGGTCCGGTATTTGACCCCAGTAACCGCGATATCTGGGCCCGTCTCACCAACATTGCAGGGCAGGCAGGCACAACCGAGATCGGGGATGGGCCAGTCGTCCACAGGACGGGCTTACTCATCATTCAGCTGTTTGTTCCGGTTGGCTCCGGGACGTTGCTTATCTCCCGGACGGCCGATCAGCTAACGGAGCTATTTGAGTTCAAGGACGACGGAAAACTGAGTTATTTCGCTGTTTCTGCTGTGCCGGCGGGTGAGACCGATGGCTGGTTACAGCTCAATCTTCAAATTCCTTATCGCGCTCTGTAGCGCACAAAAAACAGGAGGCTCCTGTGAGCTCAGGTGCAAAAGTAGTAGCCGCGTTTATTCGCGAGACAACGCCAGGAATCACGCCAACAGCAGGGGCGTGGAACCTGCTGCGCCGTTCTTCATTTGGTCTGAAACCAACGCAGAACACCAACGACAATGACGAAATCGCTGGTGACCGTATGGCGCAGGGTGTTTCACGCGGCACAGTGGATGTCGGCGGCGATGTCGGTACACGGTTTCGCTGGAATCAGCATGACGATTTTCTTGCCAGCTGCTTCGGTTCCGAATGGGTAAATAACGTGCTGACGATGGGTAACGGTCGCATTACGTTCTCCGTGGCGACTTTTGCCAGTGATGTGGGGATCGCCCAGATTGCCCGCGGTTGCCAGGTTGGCACCTTCCAGATGGAAATCCCGGCCGATGGTGATATCACTGCAACCATTACGTTTGCAGGGCTGGACTGGGAGACGAAAGGGGACGATACCAGCTATTTCACCGCGCCGGTGGATTTAGCGGGGGCGCTGCGTTACTCCTTCAAAGAGGTCACGAACATCCGGCTAAATGGTGTTGATGGCGGGACAGGTTTCTGCGTCGACACCTTCAACATCCAGTTCAACAACAATATGCAGACTCAGCGCTGCATCGGTACCGGTTCGGCATTCGCCGGCGCAAACATTCCGACAACCTTTACCCCGTCAGGTCAAATCACGCTGTCATGGTCAAAGGCTGCCTGGGAGGTTTACAAAAAAACGTTCACCGGCGAAACGGTGCCGTTTAGCTTCACGCTGGAGAATGCTGAAGGCGCCTATACCTTCGATTTCCCGGAAGTGCAGATCTCCGGCGACTGGCCGGATGCGGGGAGCACTGACATTGTTCAGGTTCAGCTGGATATCACCGCGGCCAATACTCCGCCAACTATTACCCGCGTTCCTGCCACTACTGGCGGTGATGATTAACATTGGCCCTCTTTGGAGGGTTTTTTTATGGAGTTTTTTATGCTGATTGTTACCCCGAAAATTGATTTAAATGGCGAGCGCTGGTTTTATCCCTACAAAAAGCCAGAAGGCAGCAAAAAGGAATTCTCGCCGGAAGAAGAATCGCTTTTCAAACTTCGCCTGCTGGTGGCCAGCAGCGAGAATCCACAATATCGCTCCCGTAACGCGCTGGTGCGCCGCCACATCGATAAGATGGACGCAGGTTATAAGGTGGGGACAACGGATTTTAATCTCGCCAGCGTGGACGATATCGACTCTGTTGATGACCTGCTGATCGATAACGCCGCTCGGTTCCTGCTGAAAGGCTGGGAGGGAGTAGGTCAGTTAGTCGACGGCATAGAGGTTGCTCTCGACTACACCCCAGAACTTGGGGCCGCCATGCTGAAACAGCACCCGGCGCTATACTGGCTGATACTGGCTGAGGCGGCAAACATTGCTCAGGGTAAGGAGCAGCAGACTCAGGAAACCGTAAAAAAGCCATAGAGGCCCAAAAGTGGCTAAAGGATTTCTCTGGCGAGCAGGGCGAGAAAGCAAAGTGGCGCAGGGAGAAGCTAAATCTCCCACCCATTCCAGAGCCTGAAATCGATACGGTCACTGGGGAGATCCTCAACGCTTACGCCATGATATCGCGCGGCAGGAAGTATGCCGGCATGGCCGGAGTGCCGCTCCCTTTATCCCTGAACGATATTGAGCTTTACCTGGCATCGCGCACCATCCTGATCGACCGCATTGAGTTTGACGCAGCAATACTGGCCCTCGATGATGCCTGGAGAGCTGAGTGGGCTGAAGAGCAGAAAAGACAGGCAAAAGTGAAGTAGTCATATCATTGTCCCCATCTTTTCCTGTGCTAATCTGTGAGCAAATGTTAATGATGAGGATAGGGATGTGAAAAGGGCTTTGGTGGTCGGGCATGGTTTAATGGCATTGTTGGGCTGTGATGACAAGTTTCAAATATCAAAACTACTCCCCCCTAAAGACCCACCTTCTATTGCTGAGATGATAGCTACGGGGAAAGAGGAAATAACGTCGGAATGTAAAAACGGCGATGTTTCCTTTAACTGTGAACTCCTCACTGGCGATTTAACCGGGACGGGAAAGTGGCATCATACCAAGCTGTACCTGCATAACAGCGGGATGGTAGATATGATTATTGACGGCAAGGCTTACTATCAAAGCGATATCAGCAGTAACACCTTTGCTGGTCAGGAGACAACTACCTTCACAATGAAAGGCGTTGGTGGCGATAATGGTGAAGTAAATATCGTTAGATCCAATGAAGGGAAATCCTTAAATTTTGAAGCCTATAACAAAGATGACAAACGGTTTGTTATGGGAGGCGTTAAACTGCAGTAACTCAATCTAGGGATGAAGATAGCCTTCACTGATTATCATTTTTTAAGTATTTCCTAACCCGCTTTATCGGCGGGTTTTTTATTGCCCGGAGATAAGGTAAATGGCAGAACAAGAATCACGGCTAGCGATACGCCTGGACAGCTCCGGGGCAGAGAAGCAGGCTGACAGCCTTACTGTTGCGCTTGATAAGATGACTCAGTCTGGTGATAAGGCTGTAACCAGCATATTCAAAGTGACAAAAGCGACTGACGAAGAAAAAGATGCTCTCAATAAATTACGAGCAGCCATTGATCCGGTTGGTGCTGCAATTGATACAGTCGGTCGCCGCTATAGTGAGCTAAAAAAATACTTCGATAAGGGTCTAATTGACGAGGAAGAGTTTCGTTCGCTGTCTAAGATGCTGAATGACACCACTGAGGAACTAAGTGGTGTTGCACAAGCTCAACGAGAAGCAGAGAAGGCCAGCAAACTGGCTGCTGTGCAGCAGGAAGCGCAGGCTGATGCATTCCAGAGAATGCTCGATAAAATCGATCCTCTGGCAGCTGCGCTTCGTAATCTCGAGCAACAACAAAGTGAACTGAATACTGCCTTTAAATCGGGTGCAATTAATACTTCCCAATATGATGCATACAGCAAAAAACTGCAGGAGACTCGTCGGGAAGTAACTGGCGAAGCACAAGCCGAGCGCGAGGCTGTAAAAGCACATGATGAGCAGGTAACTGCGCTGCGTCGTCTTGAAGCCCAAATAGATCCCGTAGGTGAAGCATTCCGCCGCCTGAACGAACAGCAGCGCCAGCTGGATACAGCTAAAACATCCGGGATGCTGTCGCCCCTGGCTTACGATCGCCTCAACAGCAAACTTGCAGAATCCCGCGATGCCCTGGAAAAAACCCAGGCGCAATTGGGTAAAACAAGCCAATCTGCAGCTCAGACTGCCAACGCTATGCGCATGATCCCTGCTCAGATGACAGATATTGTTGTCGGTCTTTCTACAGGGCAGTCACCGTTTATGGTTCTTATGCAGCAGGGCGGTCAGCTCAAAGATATGTTTGGCGGCATTGGGCCAGCGATTAAGGGCGTTGGCACATATGTCATGGGTCTGGTTAATCCCTATAGCGTAGCAGCTGCTTCAGTTGGGTTGCTAACTTATGCCGTCTATCAGAACCGACAGGAAATTGATGCTGCGACAAAAATAGCCACAACGTCCCTTGGCGCTAATGGAGATGCTGCTGAGCGACTTGCACTCAATATGGTTGCTATATCTGATAAGACGGGTCAGACGATCGATGAAGTCGGTAGTATGTTTATAACGACTAATGACGGTGCGAGCGAAGCAATAAATAAGCTAATCGACGTTGGTTTTAGTTATGACGAGGCAAGGACGAAGGTAGCCCAATACAAGGACTCTGCTAATTTCACCGCTTTGAATGCTGATATTGATCAGCATCGACGGGAGATCCTGAAAATAGGTGATTCGTGGACAGCTGCAGCAATTGAGGTCAAAAATTATTACACAGCTGCGGATAAGGGTAGGCAAAACGTAGCGCTTGGTGGTGCAATTGACCCTACGATGCGGTTTATCGGCCAGGCATTAGATCTGCAAACCACGATGAACACACTTACCATTGAAGGTAATAAGGCGGTAAAAAATTCCGTAGACTGGATTAATAAGGAGTATCTGGCGGCAGACAGGGTTGCCGGTGCAGAAGCTCGGTTAAAGGAGGCAAGAGCACAGTCCAGAAAAATAGCTTTCTCAGGAAATAAAGAAGCAATCGATCAGGCCAATGCGCTAATTGCTGTAAGAGAAAAGGAACTTGAGCAGGCCAAAAAAGCTGGGCAGCCTAAGACCCACAAAGAAAAAGCCTATACAGAGGACGCAGCAAGCCGGCTGCTTGATCAGATAAACCAGCAGACTGCAGCCATGCAGTCCCAGTTGGATGCCAGTGACAAGCTTAACAGCGCGACACAGGCGCGGGTTAAGTTCGAACAGCAAATTGCTGACCTCAAGTCTAAAACGCAGCTTACAGCTGACCAGAAGTCGATCCTTTCCCGTTCAGATGAAATCCTCCAGGCATATAAGCAGCAGGAGGCACTGCAAAATTCCGTAAAAACCCTGGACGATTATCGGAAGATGCAGGAACAGGTAAAGACGAAGGATGAGCGGACCAACGATCTGCTTAAAACCCGTCTTGAACTGCTGGAGAAGGCCAAAGCAACCGGGCACCTTAAACCCGGTGAATATGAAAAAACGAGGGCAGATATTTATCAAAACACCGATATGCAACTGCCCTCGACGGTTCGTAATGTTGTAGGAAACCAGACACCCACAGGAGGGCGACTCTCTGGAACTTTTGAGGGGATGCAGGGGCAAATCAACGAATATGACCAGGCTCAGCAAGAGCTCCAGCGCTGGCTGGCATCGCAGGAGGAAGCTTATGCGAAGGCCGGTGAAATAACTGCCGAGGGTGAGGCCAGAATGACCTCTATTCGTCAGCGTGCGGCGGATGCAAATCAGGTCATAGAGGCACAGAAAAACACCATCATATCTGCAGCCACGCAGTCCTTGTTTGATAGTACCGCTGAAATCATGCGAACGGGGTTTGGTGAGCAATCGGCAATCTACAAGGTTGCTTTTGCTGCGAGCAAGGCATTCGCTATCGCTGACTCTATGGTGAAAATCCAGCAGGCTATAGCAAGTGGTGCAGTAAGCGCACCTTATCCGGCCAACATCATCGCTATGGCCTCAATCGCTGCGCAGACTGCCAGTATCGTCTCAAATATCCAGGCTGTTTCAGGAGTTGGCTTCGCCTCCGGCGGTTACACCGGCCCCGGTGGTAAGTATCAGCCCGCAGGTATTGTTCACAAAGGTGAGTACGTCTTCGACCAGGCGTCAACGAATCGGATCGGCGTGTCTCAGCTTGAGGCACTTCGAAATGGCCAACCGCTTGATGCAACTCTGGGGCGCACAGGTTTTGGTACTGGTGTTCAGAACGTTAACAGCGACAACAGCAGCAAGACCACCATCCATGCTCCCATTGAGCAGCATTTCCATACGCCGCCAGGTGTTACACCTGATCAGATGGCTCTCTCTATGGCGCAAACACAGAAGCGAGCGACAACGGAAGCCCTGGATCAGGTTGCTGCGCAATTGTTGAGAGGGGACGGGAAAGTTGGTAAGGCAATGCGGAGTAAATATCCAGGCAGAGGGTTAGAGTGATGACTGATATCTACTACCCGCATGAAAGTCTTCCGATGCCATTACAGGAAGGATACGGATTCCAGCCTGTAAGCCCGTTAAAACGAACCCAGTTAACCACCGGCCGCGCGCGGCAAAGGCGAGCTTATACGTCCACGCCTACGCAGGCCAGCATCACCTGGTTTATGGAAACCGATGCGCAGGGGCTGGCGTTTGAGTCCTGGTTCCGTGATGCGTTATCTGACGGGGCTGCATGGTTCATGACGAAGCTGCAGACACCGGCAGGCATTAAGTTTTACAAATGCCGCTTCACAGATATTTATCAGGGACCGGTGCTGGTGGCCCCGATTTACTGGAAGTACACGGCGACGCTTGAATTATGGGAACGCCCCCTTGCTCCTGCCCCATGGGGTAATTACCCGGAATGGATCGTCGGCAGCTCACTGCTGGATATTGCGCTGAATAAGGAGTGGCCGAAGCATGACGCAGATTAAACGCCTCTACGCCAGCAGCGGCCCGGAGGTGATCATTGAAACGCTGCAGATCACCGTTGGCTCAGATATTCACTACCTGTGTCAGGGCTACGAGGATATTACGGCGACGACGGAGAACGGCGATACCGTAACGTTTTCAGCCTGTGCGATAGACATTGCGCTGCCGGCGCGCAATGCGGACGGCACGCAGGACCTCAAATTTGCCCTGTGCAATATCGACGGCATTGTGTCCACGGCAATCCGCAATGCGCTGGTGAACCGCCTTTCGGCATCGCTAACGTACCGGAGTTATATCTCCACTGATTTAGCAGCGCCTGCGGGAGTGCCGTATACGCTGAAAATCAAGTCGGGATCCTGGACAGCGACAGAGGTGCAGATCACCGCGGGCTATATGAATGTCCTCGATATGGCCTGGCCGCGTTTCCGCTACACGCTACCTGTATTCCCCGGACTGCGATACATGAGTTGAGGTTGTCCCATGTTTGAACCTAATAAATACCTTTCGGTCACCTGGCTGAAGGGCGGTCGCTTTTTTCCCAAACTCGACTGTTTTGGCATTGTGAACGAGATACGCCGCGATTTGGGCTTACCTCTCTGGCCCGATTTTGCCGGGGTCACGAAAGACGACGGCGGCCTCGACCGGGAAGCGCGCCGGATGATGCTTACCCTTGAGCGCTGCGAACCCTGCGAAGGTGCCGGGGTGGCCTGTTATTCCGGGTCGACTGTCACCCATGTAGGGATCGTGGTCAGTATCGATGGTCTGTTGCATGTGGCGGAATGCAACCCAGGCACGAACGTAACTTTTCTGCCGTTGCCGCGTTTTAAGCGGCGCTTTGTTCGCGTGGAGTTCTGGCAATGACCATTCGTTTTTATCCTTCCCGGCTTCCCGGAGAACCACTTGAAACGCATGAGCATGGTGTAACCAGTATTCGCACCTGGCTGGTGGCAAATGTTGAAGGCTACGAGGATCGGGATGTCCCACCGCTTACCGTTGAGGTTGAGGGGCTGTTAATTCCTCCAGGTGAGTGGGCCACCTGCGTGATTCGCCCTGATAGTGATGTCAGGCTTTATCCGGTTCCATTCGGGCTGGAGGCCGCCACAATCGCGTGGATCGGTATCGGTATCTCCGTTGCCGCTGCAGCCTATTCGCTTGTTTTGATGAGCACCATTGATACGGGCGGCTATACCTCATCCACAGGGCGCAGTCTCGACCTGAACCCGGCGCGGGCCAACACCGCAAAACTCGGTGATGCCATTCGTGAGGTGTTTGGCCGGGTGCGTATCTACCCAGATTATGTGGTGCAGCCGGTTACCCGGTTCGATGCCGCCGATCCTACGAAAATGCGCGTCCAGATGCTGCTATGCCTCGGAGTCGGTGAACTGATTTATACCAATGGCGATATCCGGGTTGGCAGTACGCCAGCTTCAACGCTGCCGGGTTTCAACATCACCTATTTTCCGCCAGGCGCGGACGTTTCCGGCGATGAGCGCAGCGAAAACTGGGTCAACTCCACCGAAGTGGGCGGGACGTCATCCGGCACCGGGCTGGACATGGCCCAGACGTCGCCGGACGCAGACGACATTATCGCAGACAGCATGACCGTATCCGGTTCGAGCGTAACGTTTACGGGGCTGGATACGGATGATGATGATGATAATGACGAGAACGATAACGCACTGCCGCCCAGTTGGGTCGCTGGCGCCGTGGTCGAACTGAAAGCCCCGGCGAACTACCAGATCACCACGGCAGCCGGATACAGCGTAATCGCAAGCCCGCTGCTGACGGAGATCGCTCCGGTGGTTGGGATGCCGGTGACGCTGGGGTTTAACTCTGTCGATTACGATCTGTTTATCGCGTCATATACCCCCGGTCAGGCTGCAGTGCCCGGCACCGGGGGGAGTGCGGCAAAAGTCCAGGCCAGTGCGGCCCTGACCACCTACGATTTTTCGACCAGCTCCAGCACGTTCACGATCACCTGGCAGGGGGTTACCTACCCGGTGTCGCTGGTGGCTAACTACGTCTCGATGTCGGGACTGCTGGCGGCCATCACCGAGGGACTCACCGGCTCCGGCCTGGTTGCGCAGGACAACGGCGGCACCGTACTGATAACCGAGGCGGCCAGTCCGTTCGCGGGTGGGGCGATCACGTCCTCTTCACTGCCTGCAGCTGTTTTCGGTGATGCCCCGGTTTACACCTCCGGCACGGCATCAACCGGCGGCAGCCCGGCGGTAACGGCGAATGTGACACTCGCCTATAACTCTGCCACGGGAACGGCCTTTTCCGGCATGCCGGAGGGGGTGCAACGGCTTTCACTTGCTCACCGCGGGAATGAGTACCGCATTGTCTCTGCCGACGGTACGACGGCGACGGTGGCGCGCCTGGTTTCCGGTGCCGTTGATGAGTCATGGCCGGGATTCTCCGCCCGGACGATGATCGACTATGAGGCCACTGGTCTTAACGACATGCTGAGCTGGCTGGGGCCGTTCCTGGTTTGCCCTGAGAATGAAGTGGTCGATGCATTCGAGGTGAATTTCTCCTTTCCGAACGGCATCTGTGGCTTTGACAGTAAGGGCAAAAAACGGATCCGCCACGTGGAGTGGGAGATTCAGTATCGCGTCTACGGTTCCGGATCGGGGTGGGTGAGTCACCAGGGCGAGTATGCTCTGAAAAACGTCAACGGGCTGGGATTCACTGAGCGGATCACCCTCAGCTCTCCGGGACTGGTGGAAGTTCGCTGTCGCCGGCGCAATGAGCAGGGCTCAAACAACGCCAGGGATTCGATGTACTGGCAGGCACTGCGCGGGCGACTGCTGACGCGCCCTTCATCCTATCCCGGCGTGTCGCTGATGGCGGTGACCGTTGAGACGGGCGGGAAGCTGGCGGCGCAGTCGGACCGCCGCGTAAACGTTGTGACCACGCGGGCCTACGACTCAGGAACGGCCAGAACCATTTCGGGAGCGCTGCTGCATATAGGGAACTCACTGGGGCTGGCGATGGATGTCGACACCATCAACGCGCTGGAGTACACGTACTGGACGCCACGGGGCGAGTATTTCGATTTCGCCACGGGCGACAGTATCTCAGCGCTGGAAATGCTGCAGAAGATAGCCAATGCTGGCAAGTCCCGCTTCCTGTTAAGCGATGGCCTGGCGACGGTCAACCGTGAGGGGATTAAGCCCTGGACTGGCGTGATCACTCCGCATGAGATGGTGGAGGAGCTGCAGAGCGGATTTACCGTATCGTCCGACGATGATTTTGATGGCGTCGACGTGACGTACATCAACGGGATTACCTGGGCAGAGGAGACCGTTAAATGCCGGACGCCTGACAATCCGACGCCAGTGAAAATCGAGAACTACAAACTCGATGGGGTACTGAGTCGGGATCACGCCTACCAGATCGGCATGCGTCGCCTGATGAAATACCTGCAGCAGCGGGTGACGTTCCAGACCACTACCGAGCTGGACGCGCTGTGCTACAACACGGGCGATCGCATCGTGCTCACGGATGATATTCCGGGTAACAACACGATTTCCTGTCTGGTGGAGGCGATGACAACAGCTGGTGGCGTGACAACGTTCACCGTTACGGAGCCGCTGGACTGGTCTTTCGAAAACCCCCGCGCGCTGATCCGCTATCAGGATGGCTCTGCATCCGGGCTGATGGTGGCGAGCAGGGTGGGCGATTTTCAGCTGTCAGTCCCGCACCTGAGCGAGTTTGATGACCCGATGAAGGTTGACCTGTCATCGGCAACCATCGAGCCGATCCGCCTGGTGTTCTGCGGCTCAACGCGCCACGTCTACGACGCCATTGTAGAAGATATCGCCCCGCAGTCAGACGGCACCTGTCAGGTCACCGCTAAAGAATACCTCGAATCGTTCTACCAGTACGACGACGCCACATACCCCGGCGACGTCGCGTAATACCCCATAACAACCCCTAATTAACTCTTTTCGCTCAAACCCTCGTTTGGGCGAAGCCTCTTTTTGGAGCAAAAAACATGGCCTTTGATCCGCCTCTTGGGAGCACGTCGCCCGCGGTGCTGCTCGATAACGCCACTCGCCTGGATAATTTGCTGAATAGCCTGGCGCTGGTCTACCCTGACCGCGAAGGGGCTGATCTGGATACCTGGCGAGGTATCATGTTGCGGGTTTCGAATACACTGGATGATATCCGGCAAAATCTGATCCCTCTCAGCCGGCAGTACATGACCCTGGCAGCAGCCCAGGCGGATATCGCGAATATTCCGGTGGGCTCGACCACGTATTACCGCAGCCCGGACGATAGCGCTCTCGCTATCGAGGTCATAAATAACGCCGGAACGCTGGAGCCAACCGGGCGAAAAATGCCTTCACAGGAGGCAATAAACGAACTACAAAAATACGTTTCTGAATTAATCAGCAATGATCCGTCCATCAGCGCATTCGTTCAGTGGGAGGCCGTTGGCGGGTTTATTCTGGGGCAACTCTCAAAAGATTCGCTGAAAACTGCAGGTTTCGAAGTCGGTGCCAAACGTCTTTCAATGGATAGCATGGAAACGCTTGCCATAGATGAGCCTGAATTGGTTTTACAGGATCAGCATGGGTTTGTTATTCAACGACAAACATCCGAGTATCTGGAAAATAGCGCGGGTAAATTCATCCCGGCAGATAATAACGATTACGTTATTGAAGATGAGCATGGATTCCATATTTTTTCAGCAATGCAATCTGGCTCTCCGACCTCTACGGAAGACAAGACTGCCGCGCGTGATGCATATATTGCAAAAATGGATAATCTGGCGCTTGCGGTCAGTTCTGCGGTGAACAACACGCTGGTTACCGGCATTCAGAGGCCTGTATTTGATTTCAACCTGGTTATTACATACGGACAGTCGTTATCGACCGGGACGGAAGGATGGGCGGCGCTGTCAAATGAAGCATTTGAGGCTGAAAACGTTCTGATGTTTGGTGACGCCGTTCGCCCCACAACAGACCGGGACACAGGCGGGAGTGTTTGGAGTCCCGTAGGTGGTGCAGCACTTAAACCCCTCCGGGCTGTTACACAGGCGATTGGCGGCGGCAGTATTCTGACTGCTGCAGAAGAAGCAGTACTCACTCCCGGCGCCACAAACGAAGGCGAAACATTTGACGTGGGGGCTGTGAATTTCTGGCGCAGATTACAGAACGATTTTCGTGGGTTAAGCGTTAACCCTGAACGGAAAATCATTGTCCTTAACTGTGGTGTTCAGGGGCGGACTGTTGAGCAATTATCGAAAGGGAATCCATTAAATCATTACAACCGTGTTATTCAAGCCGTAACAAAGGTAAAAGCCTATATCGCAAGTCAGTATCCGACTGCAAGTGTTGGCATTACCGCGTTTCTTTACGCTCAAGGGGAATGGAATTACTGGGCAGCCAGTTCAGGGACGCATGATCGAGCGACTTTCCTCGAACTGACAAAACAACTTCGCACCGATCTGATTACTGATTGCACCTATGGTATATGTGGGCAAACCCTACCGCCCGCCTGGGTGACTTATCAGACCGGGGCCGGGTATACCGTAGACACGCAAGATTTAGCCATTGGGATGGCTCAAATTGATATGATAGATACGGTCCCTGGTTGCTTCATGGCTACACCAGTTTATCAGCTTACTGATAAAAACGGTCATCTTGACCCGAATGGTTATCGATGGGCCGGTATGCAGTTTGGAAAAGTGCTGCACCGTATTCTCGACCGAGGTATAGACTGGAAACCGATGAAGCCTATCAAAGCCGTTCGTTATTCAGACGATGAGGTTCTTCTCAGTTTTTTAACTCCGTCTCCACCCGCTCAGTTTAAAGAAACCTACGTGGTCAATACGGCCACAATGTACCCAAATAAAGGTTTTCTTGCGAAAGATGATATTGGAGTTGTGGACCTCTTATCCGTAGTAATAGTAGGCCAGTGCTGCCTGTCCATAAAACTTAGCCGACAGACTTCTGGCGATGTGTATATCTGGTATGCGCCAGGGACAACTTATCGCGGGAACGGAAACCTGTGTGACAGTGATACAACTGTTTCGCCATATAACTATGAATATCGCGCAGGTAGTGGTCAGTATCCATCGGCAAATATTGCTGCATTGGTTGATAAACCCTATCCACTGAATAACTGGTGCTGTGCGTTCAGAATTAAAGTTGAGGAAAAATAGAATGGGTCAGAGACAAATTATTAAAGGTGTGGACGGTTCTGCTATTGCCATCGGATTTTCGCCGGCGGTACCAACAGGGGTCCAGTTTATTAATTTTTATGGTGGCAGCGTCCCACAAGGTCGTAATCTGGCACCGGGAGGCGGAGCTGCACGTGTTGTGGGTAGTCCGGTAGTGGGTAGTATGGCGGAAGGCCTGCTTTGTCAGTCGCACACCGATTATATTCAGAGCCCAGCGGCACTGTCTTCCAAAATGACCGTAATAGGGGTGTTTTGCCCGACCACAGACAGCAGGGCATATGCGATCTCTAATGCCAGCACCTTACGTCCTATCGGGTTTTCGGTATATTCGGAACCTTCAGCTACAACGGGAGTACAAAACCTGCGGGTGCAGATGGGCGGGAAACAAAGCAGCGATGGAGCAAATGCTGTCGCAACAGCAGCCGTGGCAGCAGCGATCACAAATAATGTTCCAATGGCCTTTGCTGCTACTGTAGATTATTCGAACCTTGCCGAAACAAAGGTCATGGTCATGAGTCTTAAGGCGGGGACAAAGAATAACGCTGTATCGTCATTCACCCAGGCTGGTTCCGGACTGCCAAACCTGCTGATTGGGTCTGAAATGGATGCTGTTACTTATGCAGGTACTCGCGTACTGGCGATGGGGGTATGGAATCGTATTTTGACTGACAATGAAATAGCTTCCCAATACGAACAATTTAAATCCTATTATCATGACATTCATGGAGTACAAATTTAATTCCAAACGAACAGGCATTGCGGATATCAGTTTTAATGCCAGCAAACCTTCCTGTTAATAACTTTTTAATTAGCAATGCCCCCCGGGAAAAACGGGGGGCAAATTTTGCTATATGTTTATAAACTTACCTTGACAAGGTAATACCGGTCTAATTTCACTTGAAGAATATCGGCAGGGCCAGCGCCCGCGCGATTGCTCCAGCAATGGCATACCCTCCCGTTGATGGGTCAGGGTGTAACCCATCCCCTATCATCCATGGTCTGTCTGATCCAGCTGCGTAGTCTTCGTGTTTCTGACCGAAGGACGCCTGCAGGTTCAGAAAGGCCACATCACGATCATCCCGCGCAATCTTATACATCACCTCCGCGTAAGTGGACATGGGAATACTGTTTCCGCCGTCGCGGTTATTTTCCGCCGGGCAAATCAGCAAAATATCAGCCGTTGGCCGCACAGAACGAACCCGATCTATCATCGTGAGAATATTAGCCCGGAATGTTGCGGCAGAGAGCTGCGCGCCCTGGTCGTTCGTTCCCAGCATGATTGTCACGAGGTCGGCCCCGAGGTTATCAAAAGCATCAAGCCAGCGCTGATCCATTGCGTTGACCCAGTGATTGGTATGAGAACCACTACCCCCCATTTTATGAACCAGGACACCCGACATGGTTTGATTGAGGATATTCGCTCCGTACAACGTCACCGGAGGAGTGATAACCGTAAACGTTACTGTGCCGCTACCGGTTGTTGGTAACGCCAGCGGGATAACCTGCATCCCGGCGGGATGAGCCGACAGGTCAATCGTGGCGGGGTCAGCCATCCCGGTTGCCTGGCACTGAATAACACCAGATCCCCCCTCGGCAAACAGGAACGAATCAAAACCCAGCGCAAAATTCTGGCTGTATGAAATCGTTGCTCCGCTTGCACTTGCTGTCACAGACGAAATATCCGGGCCATGCCCTGTGTTGTAAGCGCAGGAAAATCCGGACTGTACAACTGATGTACCCATAACATCAGTATTATCGCCGTTAGGATCAAAACCAAACGAACGCCAGCCGTACCCAATGGGGGGGACAGTTGCGGCCGTGCCTGCATTATTGAAATAGCGCCAAAGGATTTGTGCCACTTTCAGCACATAACGTGGTGACGTTCTGGTGTAGCTGTCTCCCATCATCGCAACGATAAGACGAACAGCATCCCCAAAAGACATTTTGGTCATCCGCATATGCGTTTCCCGGAGACGCTCAATACCAAAAACATCCGGTACCGCTTCTGATACAACTTCAGCGCCTTTCACTTTGACAGGTGTGCCGTCAGGCATTTCTGAAAGGTAATAGAACGCATATTCCTCGAATGCAGTGGCGCTGTCGCCTTTCTCAACCTGGGCTTCTACATACCGATCCGAGCCAAATGTAATTCTCACATAGGCAATTTCCGAGTCAGTAACGAACGAAGTCAGTGTCTGGGTTGAGGATGCATCCGTACGGATAAACGTTTTACTGGCGTTATAAAACGTAATGAACCTGGCGCCGACACGAAGTGCGTAAGACGTGCTGAATTCAACGGGAATATAATCTGAGTACACGTAACGTGAATCAGGGGATATAACAGTGCCCGATTCATTAATATACCCTGACTGCACGGTCGCCCTGTTAAACAGGTTTTTCCCCAGTACTATCAGTCCATGCTTTACAAAATCAATATCGAGCTGGTCTGCGTCAACAATATCTCCAGGAATTCGGATCTGAAAACCGTCAGGTAGTACTTTGCGCATGACATGCACATAGTCTTCAACGGGCGGCAGTACTGACGCTCTGGCGACAAACATCGCATCTTTGTTTGAAAGAAGAGTGGTTATTCTCACATACGCTGCCGATGCAGGCGCAGTGACAACATTAACTGCTGAAACCGACGAAAGATGTTTTTTGTCCGAGTCGTAGAAGTTAATGAAGCGCATCGACCGGCTTGAATTCAGAACATCACCCGCCGACACTTTAATGTATTCCGAGGTGATGTATACGGACCCACTGGCTGCCAGAACCGGGAACCATGCACCGAACTCATTGATATAACCATCAACCACCTTGTTCTTATTGAACAGGTTCGTACCGGGGCCGTAGAGGTCTGTTTCCGTCAGGGCTTTTACCGGTTCAGAAAAGACTACTGGCACACCTGAATATTCCGATGGGGCCTTTGATTTAAACGGCTCAAATTCGGTGGCCTTATTATTCTTTTCCACCATGGTAACAGACGCCACGACAGCAGGAATTTCTATCCGCATATACGCGGCATTTGACGGTAATATCAGCGGATTGACAGGTTTTGTTGAATAGGACGAATCATACTGGCGGCTGATAAACACGCCTTTCGCATCATAGTATGTAGCTGCTTTCCACGGATGATCGACACAATAAGGCTGTGTCGGGTCAACAGGAATGTATCCCGATACGGTCATGCTGGTATCAGAGTCTGTAAGAATTGTGCCGATACTGGAAAGATGCACGCCGGGCATAGCGTCGGCAGGATTGAACAAGTTTTTACCTGCAGTAAAGCCCAGCGTTCGATAGGAGTTTGTCGGCGCCCCTTTGATCTTATCCCGCAGTACTGCCTGATATGCCCGATAGGGCATTTCGCCGGCACCAAACGTTACCTGATAGGTGTCGATGTTTATCAGCGGTACCGAAACAATAAAATAGGCAGTACCTGCAGGCGCTGTAAATGCAGTAACAGATGAGAGGTCAGACAGATAATTGTCGTTACCATCAAAAAATGTCACTACACGAGTGAGAAGCCTGGAAGTATAAGCCCCCCCGGCCACGGCAGAGATCTTTTCTGAATAGCAATACTCAGGATTTTCCCTGGGGATCCCCGTTCCCTCAAACAGATAGAACCCGGAGATCACCGCTCCCTTGTTGAACAGGTTCATGCCGGGGCCAACAAGACTGGGGATAATCCCTTCTACGGTTTTCTGTGAAACCATGCGGCGCCCGGTAGGCTGCAGCGTCCCGCCAACGTTCATCACCTCGATTGCGAGCGCACTGTTATCCGGGCTGCGGTAATACGTGGTCGAGCCCACCGGAATATTCGCGATATCCGCCTGCGCAGCTGCCAGCGTCGCGTACTGCTTACTGAGCGGTATCAGGTTCTGCCTGACCTCATCGTTTTTCGCCATCATCTGGCGCCAGGTATCGAGCGGTTCACCTGCGCGGTCGTTAACCGTTCCGGCCGGACCGTTAACCAGCTCGTCAGCGCGCTTGACGTTATCCAGGAATATTTCAGGCGTCGTCGTTCCCAAAGGCGGGTTAAGTTCGGCCATGTTTTTTGCTCCAAAAAGAGGCTTCGCCCAAACGAGGGTTTGAGCGAATGGCCGCTGCTTTTTACAATCAGCTATTTCAAGGAGTTAGATAGTGCTGATTGGCTATGCGAGGGTATCAACCGGTGATCAAAACCTCGATTTACAGAAAAACGCGCTGATCCGCGCAGAATGTGAGCTGGTTTTCGAGGATATGGCCAGCGGGAAAAATTCCCGGCGGCCAGGGTTAAAGCGCGCCTTACGGCGGCTGCGACCTGGTGATGTGCTGGTGGTCTGGAAACTTGACCGGCTGGGCCGCAGCGTGCGCGATCTGATTACGCTCGTGTCAGAGCTGCAGGCGCGCGGGGTGAATTTCCGCAGCCTGACCGACAGCATCGATACCAGTACGCCAGCAGGCCGCTTTTTCTTCCACGTCATGAGCGCCCTGGCAGAAATGGAGCGCGAGCTGATCGTCGAGCGAACCCGCGCCGGTTTAGCCGCAGCGAGGGAGCAGGGGAGAGTAGGCGGACGCCGCCGGGTAATGACTGAAGAAGTGGTGGAGCGGTGCCGCAGAATGCTGGAGAACGGCGCTACCCGACAACAGATCGCAGATGTGATAGGGGTGGGAGTGAAGACGATTTACAAATATCTCCCTGTAGCACTTACTCGGGAACCTCTTTGTAGAAAATTGCAGGGATTATCGGAGATAGTTTGA